CTTCCTTCTCTTAAGAGGGAAATGATTGATGGTGTTCGTTATTACTCTACTCCTTCTGGAAATAAAAAATTAGTATCAATCACTTCTGTCATCAGTCATTATAAGAAAGATTTTTTTAATGACTGGAGAAAAAGAGTTGGTACTGAGAAAGCAGATCAAATCACAAAGAGAGCGACAAGTAGAGGAACTGACACTCACACTTTAATAGAAAGTTATTTGATGAATGAGGTTTTACCCTCTGTTCAACCAATTTCGGAACATCTTTTTCAGATTGCTAAGCCAACATTAAACAGAATAAACAATGTACATTGTCTTGAAAGTTCTTTATTCAGTGAAATACTAGGTGTTGCTGGAACAGTAGACACAATAGCAGAATTTGATGGGGAATTATCTGTTATTGATTATAAAACATCAAAGGAACCAAAACCAATTGAATGGATAGAAGGATACTTTGTTCAAGCCATGTTTTATTCTATGGCATTTTACGAAATGACAGGTATAATGGCCAAAAAATTGGTAATCATTATGACTTGTGAAAATGGAGAATGTGTTGTTTATGAAGAAAGAGATTTCAAAAAGTACATGAAATTGGTATCAAAGTATATTAAAAAGTTTGTAAATGATAAACTAAATGAACTGACATAAATGAAAAGTTGAAAAAATATGAATATATGGTATAATTGAAACAGTATATTAATTTTATTATGATACAAACTTTACATCAAACCAAAAGAACATTAAATATCATAGAATTAATGGAAAAGGATTCTAATGAAGGAATAGAAGAAATTTTAGAAAAAAAATTCATTTCTCCTGCAAAATTTGCTGAAGAAATTGAAAAAGTTGTGATCAGTGAAAATTGCACATACATTGATGCCATTATTCATTTCTGTGAAATGAATAATATTGATGTCGAATCCGTTCCCAAACTTATCTCTAAACCACTTAAGGAAAAGATTAAGTATGAGGCAATGGAACTAAATTTTCTTAAGAAAACTTCTAGAGCCAAACTGATCTTTTAATTGATATATTATTTTAATGGTTCCCTTTGATACATATAAAACTTACCTTGCATTGAAGAATCATTTTACTAAAGATACTTATGACTACCATAAGTATCAGGGTAAAAGTCGTACATCCCTCCAATCCTTTTATAAACGTCGTGATAGATTTTGGTTTGAAAAACTATCAAGACAAAAAGAAGACAAAGAAATTATAAACTTCTTTGTCTCAAACTTTATATCATGTTCTGATCCAAGTTCATTATGGATTGGAGAAATAATTAAGGAAGGTGAGTCAAGATATACTTCTTGGCAAAAAAGAATTCAATCTTTGACTTACCTGTTTAAAGAAGAATCTCAACAAGTTTTTGACAATGGTGTTAAGGTTGTATTTGATTGCTCAAAAGGACATCCAATACTTTTAAAAATGTTCTTGAGGAGTCAAATTAGCTTAGAGACCATGGTGATATATGATAAGATCTTTTCTTTCGTGAATAACTTTGATGAGAAACTAAAAGATCCTGTGTGGGAAACCGTCAGTTTAAAAATAAAGAAGTACTCATCTTTCATACATATAGATGTATTTCATTACAAAAAGATACTTAAAGAAATTATTGGAGGAACATGAGCTTTTTTAATTCCGAACTTGTTCGTGCTGAGATGGCTGAAATCTCAACTCTTCAAGAGGATGTATATAAAAATGTATTTGAATTTCCTCGTATGAGTAAAGATGAAAAGTTGTTTCATGTTTCTCTTTTAGAAAAACTTTTAAATAAGCAACAAGTTCTTTATACTCGTTTGAAACTTTCTGATGATCCTGAAGCAATTCAAATGAAAGAAAGAATCAAAGAGTCGGCACAGATGATGGGACTTCCTCCTGATGTGGACATGAGTGTCATTTTTAATAACATGACACAACTTCTGGAAACCATGAAGGAACGTATTGACAAGACAGGTTCCGACCTGTAGAATAATGAAGTACACAAAAGCCAAATCTAACTAACAAAAAGGTAATCTAATGTCATTCGAAAATCTTAAAAAGCAATCTAAACTTGGTTCTCTCACCGAAAAACTGGTGAAGCAAGTAGAAAAAATGAACACTGGTTCTGGTGGTCCTGATGAACGTTTTTGGAAACCAGAAATGGATAAAACGGGAGTAGGTTCCGCAATTATTCGTTTTCTACCTGCACCTGATGGTGAAGAACTTCCTTGGGTTAAAATGTATGCACATGCATTCCAAGGTCCCGGAGGATGGTATATCGAAAATTCACTGACTACTATTGGTCAGAAGGATCCTGTTTCTGAGCATAATCGTGAGCTCTGGAACAGTGGTAGTGAGAAGGATAAAGAAACTGTTCGTAAACAGAAGCGTAAACTGTCTTACTATAGTAACATCTATGTGATCAAAGATCCTGCTCACCCCGAGAACGAAGGTAAAGTATTCTTGTTCAAGTTTGGTAAAAAAATCTTTGATAAGATTCTAAATGCCATGCAACCCGAATTTGATGATGAAGAACCCATTAATCCTTTTGACTTCTGGAGTGGTGCAAACTTCCGACTGAAGATCCGTAAGGTTGAAGGTTATTGGAATTACGATAAATCAGAGTTTGATTCTCCTTCTGCTCTGTTTGATGATGACGATGCACTGGAAGCACTGTGGAAGAAAGAGTATTCTCTCTCTGCTATTGTTGCTCCAGATCAGTTCAAGTCCTATGAGGATCTTGAAAAGCGTCTGAACTATGTTCTTGGTAAGAAGTCCAATCGAGTGGCTGTTCAGGAACAAGAAGACGATCTTCGTTCATATGAAACTACTTCTTCTCATGAAGAAAGTGTAATTGAAGAACTGGAAGCTTCTTATCGTAAGAGCAAAGAAATTCCTGACAATCTTCGTCAAGAACTGAACAATCTTTCTAGTTCAACTGATGACGATGATGAAGATACTTTGTCATACTTTCAAAAATTGGCTGAAGGGTGATCACTGATATAATCTAATATTATCTCCTCTCTTAAGGGTTCTGGACACATATTGTTCAGAACCTTTTTTATATGGCATAATATCATCAAGATCATTAAAGACAACATTCAGATATCTTGGTTTAAGTAAGAATATAGATCTCTTTTTTTCTTGTTCTTGAAATTCATATTCATAATTTGTTACTGGAATTACAAAACTTGAAGCTGGAACATATACTGTGTACCCAAGTGATTCGTCCCAGTATTCGTAATAATAAGAATTGGCAGTTAAAGTTGAATTTTCAGAAACATAGAAAAGAACTGATTCACTTCTTAAAGATGATAAGGTTGGTGATGCAACATTAGGTGTAGATGCAAGTTCATATCTAAATCCAGTTACATTATTTCCATCTAAAGATAATATTTCTGTAACTATCTGAGCTCCATTATATTCATTTTCTGATACATTAGTAATAACAACCTGACTTCCAACTTCTAAGCTTGGAATTCCATTTACCACGTAAACAGTCACTGTTGTGGATGGATTTACAGAATCACCTGATGAAATAACAGCGATTTGTGAGTTGAAAATTTCCACAAAATTTCCATTTGTTTTCCAAGTTGGTGAGATTCTTAAACCTCCAGCAAGAATTGTTTTTCCAGAATTATTTTTAATCTCTGATGTTTCATAGTGGTGAATTCCAGAGTATAAGTTTTCATAAGTACCATACTTTTCCAACATTACCTCATCAAATAGTCCTTGAGTCATTGGCCATTCTGTTTGAATGTCTAGAATATTATTTGAAAGAAGAACAACCCAATCAAGAGTTGAATCTCCATAGTTTTTGTATGCAACATTATCTGGTCTCTCATCACCAATGATGTTATATTTGGTAAAGTAACTAAGATTTCCAAAAATATCTTCTCTTAATTTTCCCCTCTTAAAAAAATTTTTTACAGAAACATAATTAGAGATGTTTTGTTCTCCAGCAACTCTACTAACATACTCAAAATTCGGAACTTGTCTGAAGTAAGGTTTTGCCATTTTTAGTAACCGATTGAATTTGCTGGAAGTCCTTTATAAT